TAAGTCTTTCAGGATAAGGCGTGCAGCCTTAGCGTTAATGCCTTTCTTTTCTAGGACTTCTTTGACGGTCCGCTCACGCTGCGCCTTGGTTAAACCCTCAAGTTGCTCAGTGAGTTCCTTAATACGTTTTTCATCTGCACGTTTTGCCTTGCGGAGTTTCTTTAGTAAGTCACTCTCACTTGCGCCAAACGACTGCGATTCTGTATCTAGGTCGTCGTCTTCTTCATCCCAGTAGTTGTTGCTCATAGCAACCACCCTTCTATTCGTTGTTAGTCGCAAGCCTCAAGTCCATTCGGGGTAATGGGTTGGCTCTTGCTATCGGTCTTTACACTGGCGGGGCCGATGGGTCCGCTCAGGATTCTAGTATTGTCCGCCTATTGCTCGGCTTTGTGATTTAAGCATTCCAGCTTCACCAGAAAATTCTGCGATTTCTCTAGCAGATAATTTTTCACGGGCAGCTTTAGCTTCTGCTAAATTCAAGAATGCTTCTTGTTCAGCTTGTTTACGTCCGTACTGCTGTAGGCCCTTACTGTAAATTGAACTTAGTTTCTCTCCAGTTGGTAGTACGCTAGCTACTGCAGAATATCCTCTACGGGCTTCTTCTAAGTCGATACCTTGAGCCTGTAGTTGTTCGATACTAAGTCCTTGACGGCTGACATTTGTATATCCAGATACATCGGTTGGACCTTGTGTTAGTCCGATACTTAGGTTCTGAGCAAGGGCAGCTCCACCAATTTCAGCAGCTTGAATCTTGCGCTGAATAGCTGGTAGTTGATTAACAGGGTCAATGACATAGGCTAAAATATCTACATCGTTTAGTTCAGGGAATAGCTTGTTTAAAGCATCTTTAGTTACTGCGGCACCCTTAACAATTCTGTCGTATCCAGCAGACACACGTCCTGCTAGCTCATCAGCTGATACCATGCTACCGATTAGATTGCTATACTTATCGCGGTTAGCGAACTGTTTTAAGCCGTAAGCATTAAAGATTTTACTATAAGCTTTTTCGGTAGCTAGATATGTTTTATCATCTAACATTGCAAAGCCTGCATCTTGAAGTTTTTTGTTTCCAGCAAAACGAGTAAGATATGCGGTATTAAAACGCTTATCAAACTTAAGAAGGTTTAGTGCATCCTCTGAGGAAATGCCAGGGTACAGCCTACGAATCTCAGCCATTACCTCTACGAGGCCTTCTACCCCAACAGCGCTTAAAGCCGCAGCAGCGGCTGCTAGTCCAGCATCAGAGACAGTTGCATATTTTGGCTGCTCATTGACGACTGTTTTAAATATTGTAGGTATTTCCATGTAGTTAAACTGACCAGATTCAACAGCTTCAATTATAATCTTATCGCCTTCAGCTTCAGCCATCTTTGCTTCAGCTGCTAGAGCTTCTGCTTCGGCTTCATAAGCCTCTGCTAATGCAGTAGTTGCTGCTATTTCTGCTTCTATAGCATCTAAAGATTTTTCAGCATTAAAGATTGCTGTATCAATTCTATCTGGCAAAGTTGCCAGTTCGATTGTGACTCCAGCTTTAATTTCATCACGAACTCGCTCTGCCACCTTTGGAGGCATAGCTTTAATTTCTTTGGCAGTAGGAATCTGAGTCTCTTTGATAGCAGCTTTACGTTGTGCTTCTTGGCGTCTTTCAACAGCACTACCTGCCATTGCCTCTTCTTCAAGGCGAACAGCTGGGTCTATTCTTCTGGCCATATCCTACCTATCCGATAAAGTTTCTAATAAGAGTTCTAGCATCACTTAACTGTTGCTCTCTTACTACTGGTGAATTCTTAGCTTCAGGAAGAGTATACAAATATTTTTCCCAGTCACTAAATGGCATAACCTTATCTCCTGAATATACTGGAGCAAGTCTAGTTAAGTCTACTTGATTCTGAGGGATTCCTGTAAATTTAGAATAAGCAGCCAGGTAAGTTCCTAGTGCTTCTTTAGGGCTTAGGCCCTTTTGAATATAATCTTTGAGGGCAGGCATAGCAACTTCTGCCTGAAGCCTAATCTTATTAAGGTTATTCTCTAGCGCTTGTTTACTGCGTATTGAATTAATAGCTAGTTTATATAAAGATTTGTCATCTATTGGAATACCATAATCCCTATGCTCTTCACGCAGAGCATTGTAGGTACCACCAAGGGCGCCCTTACGCATAAGCAAACTATCTGCTTCGTCAACGCCATCTTTAAATACTTCTTTTGCTTTGTCTTGAACTGTATCAAGGAGCAGCTGGCGGCGCTCTAATTCAGTCAAAGCTCCCCCACGCTTCTTCTCTAGCTCATTAATTTTCTTAGCGTAGTCTTGAGCTTCTTTCTTGCTAGCCTTAACATCTAGATAATCAAGAAGAGACTGTTGTAGTTCAACTACTAAAGCATCAGCTGGAGTCAGGGCAATCTTACGAGCAGCACCAGTCTTGGTTCCAGCTAAGTCAAAGAATCCTTGAGCAACGGCTGGATTAGCAACTAACTTATCTACAGCAGTGCCATAGCTATCACCAGTAGTGTCGGCATAGCGCATGACATTTTCTAACGCTTCATGGTCTTCTGTTCTAACGGCTATGTTTCCGCCAGCAGAAACTAATCTTAAAAGATAATCTTGGGTTGGCGCTTTGTTTCGACCATACAGACCAGGTATCTGAGCAAGTTTTGCTAAGAGCGCAATTTTTTCATCATTGTTTAAATTTCCAAATATCCTGGCACCATCGCCTGGAACATATTGAGTTACGCCATAGCTTGGTTTAGTTCTTCCAGTAGGCCTGCCCTTAGGGCCTAATTTTGGTTCTTGTCCTATTACTATTTTAGTTCCCTTAGGAACACCAGTTAAACCTATTGGCGCTTTTACTCCTGCATCACCTTGCGGTGCACCAGCTGCAGCTTTCTCAGCTTCAGCAGATGGGCCAAGGCTAGAGGCGCTAGGCTTTGGGGTTGTAATACTCATTATCCTTCTAACTCCTCTTTAAAGAACCTGTAATAAAATTTATAGAACTCTGGATTTCTTTGTAGAATCTTTTTAGCTTGTCCTGCTAACCATTCACGCTGAGGTAGTGCACTCTTCTTAGCTAAACTATCGTTATCTATGTTAGCTGCTTCTAAAGCTTTGTCTCTTAGATATAGATAGTCACGAAGTCCTGCTACAGCATCAGAATCCTCAAAGCGTATATCCGTCGCCATTCTACGAAGCTGTTCTTTGGTACGAGCTTTCTTGTATGGGTCAGTCTCTTGACTAAGGCCTGCTTTAATGAAGGTATCACGAAGGTTCTTACGTGCTTCTTCGTACTCTTCCTCACTAAAGTCGCCAGATATTAGACGAGCCATTAGCCTATCATCGGCTGCATAGAAGCGTAAACTTGTAGCTCTTTGTACTAATTGTTTAGAATCAAACTTTTCTTTCTCTCCAGCACGGCGTTGCCAACGATATAACTCTGTAGAGAATCCACCAGCAGGGTATGCATATCCATAAGTATCAGGATATAAGTCCACAACTTCTGGCTCTCGTTGAATTAACTCGTATGTCATTAGGTTAGTAGGGGCACCTGAGGATGTATTGATGATAGCAAATATAGCCTCTGGGCCGTATAAGTCTAAGAAGTCAGCATAAGCCTTGTTGTAATTACCACCAGCTGCTACTTCTAACTGTTTAAAGTCATTATACAAAGCGGTAGATAATACAGCATTTCCATCGTCAAGGGTAGTTAATCCCTGTGGTTGTAGTGGGAATGGAGAAACTAATCCAAATAAGCCGCGAAATACTGTAAACCATTTAGCAAACTTATCAGTATCCCTCATTAATTGAGCTTGGTCTTCTATGTCATTTAAGTCATAGTTTCCACCGCTAGCTAGATAGTTCATGACAGGAGCAAAAGCAGCTGCATATGATTCTTCTTGTCCAGGGAAAAAAGCGAATAGTCTACGCCAGTTACCAGGAAGGAATCCTTCAAGTACGCCTTGTTTTAAGTCAGGCTCACCGAATGGAAAAATTATCTTATTTATACCATCTCGCATACCAATCGGCGCAATGTTGATTGGGTTAACACCCAATTCATCTAATGCTATTACCGACATCTGTAACCCTGGGCCAAAGCCTGGCATAATGCTACCTGATGCAAATGCGAAGTTTAATGATTGCGGTGTAGCAGCAATGGCATAAGGGCCTTGCCTGCTAGCACCTTGACTAGTAACTAGGTTTGATAGGAAATTAAGACCAGTACCTAGGAACGGAATAAAGAACTTGCGTTGCCCATCTAATGGGTCATTAAAGAAGAAACCTTGGTTAGGGTCATAATAGTCTTTAGCATCTGTTAAAGAATACAGTGCTGATGACTCTGGCTTTGTAAACCATTGTAAAGTCTTTTGAATCTTGTATACTTCTATTGGGTTATCCAGAGCAATCTGGCCCCACTTGCGGATAGTATCTTCCCAAGCTGCACCGAATGGTGCAATTAAACGTAACTGATGAAATATTAAACGCTTACGAGAAGCATCATAGAATAAATCTGCAACACGCTTGCTAGCTACAAAGGAAGCATACTCGTGAGCTTCAGCTGCGGTGATATTACCATCACCCTTAGAAGTTTTAAATGCTTTCCATACTGCGTGCTCTTTGCCTATTGGCTGTCCCTTAAAGGTTGTTAGTGGAGTCAGAGACTTCTTAGCAACACTACCTAGCTTTGCAACAGCTTCAGCATCTAACGCACCAGAGATATCATAGATAGCATCCCAATATGACTGACGCCACTCTGGGCCCATCGTCGATGTCTTCTCAAGTTTAACAGCAAAGTTAAAGAATCCCTCAGATACACGAGTAAATATCTCGCCAATTTTACCTGCGGTTTGAAACTTAGCTTCAGGAACATTCATAAGCAATCCGTCCCAATTGCCTTTGCCATCAAAAGATTGCTTTAATATATCTGCAAATTCTTCGTTGGCGTCTTTAAGAGCTTTTCTACCTGCTGACATTGCAGCAGCATTACGAATTGAATTCTCTGCAGACTGCCTACCCTTAGGCACTTCAATCTTAAAACCTGGTTTATCAATTCTACCAAATGCAATTAGATTCTTAATTGCTTGAGAAGCTTCGCCGCCCATACCTGCAGCTTCTTCGATACGTGCAAGAAGGGATACTGCTTTACCACTTTCGTCTACACCAGTAAACAGATAGGTTGTAGCACCTTCTGGGCTAAGCAACCAATCACGAATCTCAGGCTTTTGAAGTTTAGCAAATTGAGTCCACTCATCTTTACCAGCACCAGCAAGTAGGTAATCTACTGTAGCCATTTGATTATCTAAAGTAGGACCAGTACGAGCTACCGCTCTACCTGCAATAGAGTTACTAAGAATGCGAATTTCATTAGCAAGACCTTCCCACCAACGGGGATGTCCATATGCTCTAGGCTGGAATCCAGCAAATGACATAACGCTACGGGCGTCATTATCTATGCCGCTTACTCCAGCAGTCATAAACTTAATATATGATTCAGTTGCGTCGTGAGCAGCAACTTCTGCTACGAATTCATCCTTAGCAGAACCTAGTTTAAAGCTTTCATCTGTTACTGTATTCTTGAATGGGTCAAACTTATTTAATACAGCACGCCAAGAGGAACCACCGTCTCGACCTAGCCACATACCCATAGCCATAAGTGGGTTGTTAAAGAACGATATGTGTCCTGTACCTAAAACACGAATCTGTTCCTCAGCAATGTTACGCATAATATATGCTGGGCGGACAAGTACAATACGCTTCCAAACAGTATTAGTTAAAAAGTCTGTTAACTCTTTGGTGTTTTCTGTGACTTTTCCAAGCTTATTTACAGAAGAAATTACATCTAATAACTCACGAGCATCAGGTAAATACACTACTGAATTAAGATATTCAGAGTCTAAGTGCGGACCAGTAATAGTTACTTTCTTATTTCCAGAAAGTACGTAATCTATTTTTGCTCCAGCTGCGTGACGAGCTGACCAATAAGTTGACATCTGGTCTTTACCGCTTTTAAATATACGGGTTACTTCTTTAAGTAGCTCTTGATTGATATACTTCTTATCTATATTAGCTGCTAATATCTCATCAAAAAGTCTAGCAGAAGCAGTATAACCTGCCTCAGAAGCGTCATCTGTTAGCGCTACAATGTCAGCTAGCTCATCTAACTTAGCAGCAGATACATTTGTAATACGACCATATGAGTAAATCGCGTCAATCAATCCATCTTTATCAGAGGCATGAATAGCTTTACCTCTAGGTACAACTGTTAAGCCTTTATTGTAAGCTTCTACAACTTTATTATAGAATGGCATCTTACGAAAGCCACGAGCTCCAAGTCCTTTGATTGAATCAACAATCTGAGCTACCTGACCAGGAACAATCCTGGAACTAAGCATCTCTCCAATAGCTTTTCCAGTTGCTGTGCCTCTATCAAGTACACCAGCAGCTACTGTTCCCTTGGCAATATAAGGAGCTAAAGCGCTTAATACTTCTTCACGGTTAGATGCAGCAGCAATAGCCTTTGCCTGCTCAACATTAAAGCCACTACGTCCACCTGCTGACTTACCTAAACGCCAGATTTCTTTCCAGTCTGTAATCTCAGAAAGAGCGTCAATGGCGGGGGCTGCCGCGGAGCTACTTAAGAATCCAGCTACTGCCTCAGGGTCATAGACAATGTTATCATACTCGTCTGACTTTTGAACTCTCTCATTTAGAGCAGCAACGAACTCATCTTGCTTAGCAGCTCTTTCGACTCCTACTAAATTATCTAATTCTCTGGATGATTGGTTGATTCTAGCTGTGAGTTCTTCAATCTCTGCATCAAGAATGGCTTTTTGCTGGTAAGCTTTAGCAGCTTTTACACCAGTTGATGTTCTAGCTACACGTTCTGCTTCGTTTGCTGCTCTTTTTATTCTATTATATACAATAAAAGTGTCAGTCTTGATAGCAAAAGCTAGATTTCCTAAGGCAACCATTACGTTACCATAGCTAGTATCAGCATTACCAAAAGTAATAGCATTAACTACTGGGTCAGCCAGGTAAAATGGGCGCTGATAAGTCCTGTCGCCTACCTTAACATTGACTGCAGCTATATCCATTTGCGCTTTACGCGCTGCAAAACCTGCACCTGACTCTTCAGATGGAAAAAATCCTGCACCTAAATCTATTTTTTTCTCAGCAACAAGCTGTTTAGCAACTTGAGTAAGCTTTAATTGATTTAAAATAGAACCTGGACCGCTAGATAGTCCTAAATCTTCACGAGTTTTAGTCGGGTCAGTAGGTTGCCGAGTCCAAAAATTAATATCCCCACGTACCGCTGCATCAATATCTTCTTTTAAGGTACGAGCAGAAGCTTGTATTAGTTCTCCTGGGGTTTCGCTTATAATGGCAACGCCACGAACAAGACCTTTTAGAGTTGACCATAGCTTACCACGGAACTTACTGTTAAACTTTTCATTAGAAATACGCTGTGCTTCAGCAAAAGCATCTAGTTCTCGCTGGGCGCGAGTTTGTGCATCAATGTCAGTAAGTGTCTTAACAAGATTATTGTTAGGAACTGCGCCATATGAAGCCAAGCTAGCAAGTAATCCACCAGAAAGAGTAGGATTCTGAACAATTAAACCACGAGCTCTCTCGCCTTCCTCACCAGTAAGTAGCTCTGAAGCTTTAACTAACTGTTGATAGTCAGCTTGATTTTGCGTAAGCCTGTTCTCTTGTACGCCAGTGATTGTCCAGGTACCATCTGGATTCTTTTTTACTGCTGGCTGACTCACATGTTACCTATCTGCTGGTCTACCAATTCTAGGATGCGACGCAAATCCTGGTTACGTGGGTCGCGGATATACATTGCACGAATAGCTTGAATACCGCTATCTACATCTTGTCCCATACCGACACCTTGTGGTAGGTTTAGTACTTCAGTACCAGGGCCTGGACCTGCATCTACACCATAAGTAATTGGTTCATCAGGGCGCTGTGTTGGTGCATCTAATGGAATCAAAGGCTCTTGTACAAGCTGCCTAACGATACCCATTTGTCCTGTAGGAGCAGTTGGCTTGATTGGAGCAGCTTTACGCTGTTCATTAACAGCCTTATTCATTCCATAGGTAAAGCCTGAATAGTCAGTATTCATCCCGCTTTGTCCATTTCCACCAAGACCATTAACATTGGCTGGATTATACTGAGGCGCTGTAGGGCGTCTGCCACCACGATTCTCAACGGCCATTTGTATCCTCCTCAGGAATATAAGAATATTCTTCTGCTGATAGCAGCATACCCTTGGCTAACCAAGGATTCATGTTTTCACTTACATCTGTCATAAGATAGCGTGTGCCTTCGTAGTCACTCCACTCACTTACTAATACCCAACCAGTGCATATCTGGCTTTCTGAATCTTCTAACTCTTCGGCAAGTACTCTCATCGCATTATCAATAGCTTGACTAAACTTGCTCATTTGAGTTGCTCTTCTATTTGGTATGGTGGGGCTGTGTATACACTAATTCGTGCAGCCACTTCCATTGCACCGATGACATCGCTACCCGCGTAAAGCGCTCCAAGAGCGTAACTACCACCGCTTCCGATTGCGTAGAATCCTTCTTCATTTTTCATTACCGCCAAGTCTTGGTCAACATCAAATAGCTCACCACCTACTGCGATGAGAAATTGAAATCTTAATCCATCTTTATTTTTGTCATGAGGTTCATCAAAGTTATAACCATTTTCTATAAGACATTTACGAAGAGAAGGCATGGCTTTGACTATCATGTAACGATAAACATCTTTTTTGTCTTTTGCAGAAAACACTGGTGGAGTCCAAATGTTCTGGGCAATGTCGCAGGGAGATACTTCTCCTGCTCCTGCTATTAATAACGCACCGCGTAATGATATCTTACGCATTAATGGATGTGAGTAAGATTTACCACTATCATCTGTAATGCGACTATCAGCAACAATAACAGACTTATCTTTGTATTCAACGCCAATAATCGTTGTCATTGCCCCCTCCTAGATTATCGTCGGCGAATAGTTCTTACGCTTGCGTTAGCTTCTCCGCCCGATGTAAGGCTTGAAAGAAGGCTCATAATATCTGGTGGGTTGCCTGCTTCTGCTTCTATAGGAATAGCGCCTCCTACTGGAGCGCCAGCGGGAGCAGGGGACGGTTGCTCAACCATCGGGGCACCAGCAGGAGGAACCTGTTCGATAGGTGCAAATATTTCTTCAATCGCATCCTCTATCGCTTGTCCTTTTTGGCGAGCTCTAATTACCTGTGCAATCTTAGATACTATCTGACTTGCATCTCCACCATTTGCAGCAATCTGTGGGATTGCTTGTGTGTATGCTTGAAGTGATGCAACAAGAGCTGTACGCATATCTTCAATTTCAATCTTCTCAACTTCTTGACTTACGTTAACTGTAAATGGTAGTTCACGCATTGCCATATCCTTGGAAATTAATTTACCACCAAGTGCCTGTAGCATAAATATCAAACCTTGTGCTGGGTTAAGACCAGCAAGCATGCCATAACGAACATCAGCTGAATAATCATTCTTGATGTCTTTCTTAGGGCTATAACTAATTTCGTAAGGAGCACCAGCATCTACACCGCGAATTGTTTTTTCTTCTGGGAAAATAAGTTCATCAATCTGGAAACAAAGTTGAATGACGTCACGGAGGGCGCTGGCGAAGATTGCCTGTGCAGATTTGACCTGAGTATCGAATGCACCCATGAGAGCCTGTACGCCCTGACCCGTGACAATCGATGCATTGATGTTACCTGTACGTCCCTCAGGGTAACGTGCTCCAACACGCAATTCTTGATTGAGCAGGGTCTGCTCAGTGAATGCGCCTTGTGGCAATGTGAGCTCTACGCGCCTAACACCAGCTGGGCTTGATGTGCGAATAACCGCATCGCCACCAAGTTGTAGCTCTTGTACATCTTGTGGAAGTACAATAGGAGCTTGTACTGATTTCTCTGCTGCTTCCATAGCAAGAAGAGCAAAGCGGTTGCGGAGCAACTGAATACCTAATATGTCATCAAACTGTCCACGCAGTTCACCATCAATAGATGGTTTGCGAGCTACTACAATCATCATCTTACCAAGAGGGTTCTTAGCTTGAGACAACACAAGATTGTTTTTATCTGGTAAATAAATTACCGATTGGTCCTTATCATAATAACGAACCATCTTTATAAGAGCATTTAAATCTTGTTTATACCCAAACTCACCCAAAAGCTCAAACTCATACTCAGGAAATTGTGCAACAAGTTCTCCAAGATTCATGGAATAAACTTTAGCAAATGCTATACATCTTCCATATCTATCAAATTCTGGATAAGAACCAATAGGATTTTCTAAACGAATACGAGGTAGCTTAGCTTCTGAATCTAATTCAATTACAAATGGCAAGAAGCCGTAGGTTATATACCAGTCCGCTCCCGAGTACATCTGCACAGCCATATCCGAATGGGCAAAGTAATTACTCGCAATGCGAGTACGCTTGTCAGCAAAGCTGCGAGCCCTGTCTGAAACCGAATTCGCCGCGGAGCAGTTGACCGCAGGCAGAGGCGCCATGACTTCAGATAAGTCTCTAGCAACAATATCAATAAAATTTGCAACGACATTTGCATCTACACCTTGAGGAAAAAAATCAGGATATACGCTGGCAATCTGACCTTTACGGACAGCAAGGACGTCTTGATTACGGGCGTCTCTATCTGAATTACGAAAACGCAACGAATCAACTCGTGCAGCAATTTGTTGAATTGTAAGTGTCATGATATCCTTTAGTTAAATTATCTATGAAATCCACGAGCGCCTGGATATTTTGGTTCTTCTGCATATCCTGGGTTTCTTGCATTTTTACGCCCACGCACGCGACTTAGTTCCTTTATGTGTTTCTGTGCTGCACTCATTTCTTTAGAAATTTCAGAAGCAGTGCCTTTATTTTTTATAGTAGGAGCAACTAGTTTATCTATTGTCTTCGCTCTTGATGGAGTCATATTTCTATATACAGGATGAACATACTTTTCGCCAGCTCCGATAATTCCGCCCGCTGCTCTGGTAGCAGCCTTTTTTGCTAGCGCTCTTGCCGCCGCTGCGGCAATTGGTCCTATTACCATTATAGTTTCCTATCCGTATGTCTGTTGCCACTGTTCTGCAGCGACTTCATCTAAGTTAATTGAGAATCTTTTCTCCGTTTGAGCCCTTGTTGCCCAACGGTTTTGCATCCATCTTGCTGACTGTGAGTGTTGTTGCATTAACTCGCGGACGCGAATGACTGCAAACCAGAGAGCCATTACACAGTCTGTAGGGTTTCTGGTCTCAGGCTTCCAAGTAATCAACTGTTGCACTAAAGCCTTAAGTCCTTCGCTTCCTTCGTTAGAAGGTAACTCTATCGAGTTGTTATCTTGAAATCGTCCATCTCTAATACTGCCAAATAAACTCGCCATAGAAGCCACACCAAAAGAAGTGTCCCACTTGTTCTTACCAGTGAAGTGAGAGTTGAGTTGACATCCGTACATTGAGAGCCAACTACGCAGTTCATCATCGAGTGCGTATGCTTTCTGGTGTGCGTTGATTTCAATTCGTAATTCCTGTGGCTTATAGCGTTGTACCCAATCTTCTATAAGGGCACGAATTTTCGCAGGGGTAGGCTCTGTCATATTGACAGCATCTAAAACATAAATCATACTATCGCTACGGTTATAAGTTATAGCCACCGCAGCAGTATTGCCAGTCATGGCTGGGTCTAGGCCTATAACTGTATAAGCAGACTCTATGTGCTTTGGATGTCCTGGGGTTCCTGGTTTGAGTTGACCACGCTTTCGCATACCATTAACGCATCCTGCAATTGCTGTGGGTGAGAATATCGAATCTTCGG